ACCAAGAGACCCACATTCAACATTACGTCACAGATATAACTTTGGATTAATGTATAAAGATATATGGGAACCAGAACTATTTGGTTCAATTTATATTGACAAATATAATATGGAATATGCCGAAGCAGTAGATTTTATTAAAACCATTATGAGACATTTTGTAGAGCAAAGAGAAGATGGAACAAGAGACAGAATTATGGAAGAAATTGGAATAGATGGGTTTAAAAGATATTTGCTTGCTGATAATTTTTTTGTAATAGATTATGATTTTTTAATGAATAAATTCAAATTAAATATAGGGGGGTGGTCGCGAGCAAAAGCATTAAAAATTATTGCCCTTATTAATGATGTTTTATTGCCATCTTATAAAGCTCTAGTGTGTATTCAAGATACTTTAAATACTATGATAAAAATATTATTATATGCTAGAAGTAGATTAGAAGCTACTAATTTTGAACCAGTAGCATCAGTATTAGATATTATAATAGATGAAAATTTAATAGAAGAAATAGCAAATGGTGATGAATCATTAACATTTAACGAGTTATGGGAAAACGATGAATCTGCTAAACGTATTCCGGCAGATATTATTATTACTCCGCTAATGGTAATAGAATATTATGTACATAAATTAAATAAATTAATAACTAAATTACACTATTATAAAATTAGTATAAATGAAACACTTATAAACTCTATAAATCCAGGTTTAATGTCTTTAAATAGTAGTCTAAAACTAATATATAATTATGACCCAAAGTGGCTAATAGTTGTTGAAAATATGAAAAAAACGCGGTCGGTAACGCTTAAGAAAAGAAAAAGTGGTTCAGCTAAGCGCGGACGTTCAATATAAAACTTTTTACGCTAAAGCAATTAATATTATTTAAAAAGTATTTAAAGCCATTTAAATAATATATTAAACTATTTTATAAAAAATTTACATTACATTTTTTTGTATGAACTTTTGCACCCGGAACTACTCATAGCATCTTTGAACGACATGTTATTATCTTTGGCATACTTTTTAACGTGACCAATCCATTTGCCTGCGGTGCGTTTCTTTGAACCCTTTCTAGCTTTTCTCGAGCCTTTTCTAGAGCCTTTTCTAGAGCCTTTTCTGGAGCCTCTGCGTCTTCTGCCTCCCTCCTGATCTGCTTCGGTCTTTTGATTTTTCATACCTTCTAACATTTCTACCATTTTTATATATAATATAAATATTTTAATTTAAAATTAAGTAAAATAAAAATTAAATAATTAATTTAATAATAGATTAAAATCACTAAATCACTAATTAAATTAAATTAAAAACTAAATTAAATTAAAACTAAATTAAATTAAAAACTAAATTAAATTAAAAACTAAATTAAATTAAAAACTAAATTAAATTAAAAACTAAATTAAATTAAAAACTAAATTAAATTAAAAGTAAATTAAATTAAAACTAAATTAAATTAAAAACTAGATTTAAAGTACTAAATAAACTAATAATATAAACACAATTCTCTCTAATTAAGTATTCTAATCTTCATTATTTAATGAACTAGCTTTGCTTGTTGAAGATGACTCACAATCATTAATATAGTTAGCACAATTTGTTAAACAATTGTCCAATTTTTTTGTGACTGCTTTAAACTTATTAATTAATAATGTTAGTTTTGCGACTATTATTGAATCACTTATGTATGTTATTTTTAAATTTTCTAAACCTTTTAACGCATTTAGTAAAGCAGAATACATAGTTTCACAGTCTTCGCTGTGGTCTCCGTTTATTAAAAATTCGGCTGTTTTTTCTATAGTCCCAGTTAAGTTTTCTAAATAAGTGAGTGTGGTTTCTCTATTATAATTATAATAATATCGCGTGATCGCCGAAGTATATTTTGAACTATCAACAGCTAATCTAGTCGATCCAATCAAAGTTATTACAGACAGTTTATCATTTTCATTTAATTGTCTAATTACTTCTAAATCTAATAATACACTATCAATATTCATAATTATATTATAATTATAATTTACCATTATAAAAAAAGTATACTAAAACTTATTTTGTTTTGTTTTGTTTTGTGTTAGTAACAACGTTTTATAAAGCAGTTACGATTTATAACCATAAATCGTAATTATTTAAATAGTAGTCTAGTAAAGCTATTTTCTGTGAATAATTACAACGGCAATAATTACTACAAAATGAATGATTATATCCTCTATATATATTCATATTTTTGTTAATACTATTAGAGCAATACTTACATGTATATAATAGTAGTGTACTATTTATATTTATATTTATATTTGTATTTATATTTATATTTATATTTGTATTTGTATTTGTATTTGTATTTGTAATTGTAATTGGTATATTATTGCTAAGATATGCGTTATAACTAATAATAGACTCTATAGAACTATTAGAGCTATTTGGTGTGCTAATGGGTGTGTTATTATGTGTATTATATGGTGTGTTATATGGCGTAATAGCATGATACATAATTTATAATATAAATAATATATATTTTTTATATTCAATTTTGTATACAGGTTTTGACTTCGTGAAGTATTTAAAATAGTAATAATGTTAGGAACACTATTAAGAACACTGTTAGTAACACTGTTAGTAACACTGTTAGTAACACTATTCGGCACATTATTAATACTAATTAACCCTTTTAATATGGTCGACATGCTATGACTTTCTAAACCTCTTGCTAAAATAATAATTATTAAATCATTATTATTTAATAATGTCCTCATAATTATGATTTTATATTATTTTTATATTATTTTTATATTATTTTTTACTGCTTTTATAGTTAGCACATGTACTAAACCAGCTATTTTGACACATTTTGTCCTTTGTACTTCAATATGTCATATATTTTGGAGGTAGTTGGAAATTCATCTTCGCCATATATATCTTGTAATAATAACCATTCAAATAGGCCACCTATATAGACATATAGGTTTGTAAAACCTAGCTTATAAAGCTGATTGTATTTTTCAATTACTTTATTATCACTACAATTCTCTCCATATATTAAAATAATAATAGCTTTATTTTTTTTTAAATAACTATTTAAAATCTCTTCTTCTTGTGATGCCATTATTGTATTTTTGATTAAACAATCTTGCTTCGAATAGGCTAATGTATTAATTAACAATAGTTTGTCATTTTTAAAAGTACAATAATTTTGAACGTATTCAAAGTTGACTTTATTTATACTGTAATTAACTCCCATAGTAACTAATTAATTAATAAAATATTAGTTTTATATTTTATTAAGTTTAACATATTAAGTTTAACATATTAAGTTTAACATATTAAGTTTTATATATTAAGTTTTATATATTAAGTTTAACAGACTATTAATAACTTGTTAGTTAATTAAATACTAATGTTGTGCTTATAAATTCTTTTTGTATAATTTTAGAAGCATTTGATGAGAGTTCTTCGCGTTTTTTTCGTGTTTTATTTAAATTATTTATTACAGATGTGTCTGAAGCACTTGAGCTAGTTGAAGTATATGAGTCAGAGCTTTCAATTGATGTATTTGAATTAATAGATGTATTTTTTACTTTTGCCGAGCTATTTCTTAAATTCATATCATTTTCAATTGTGCTATAATTATTTTCAATATATTCTAATATATTATTTTCAATAGTCCATTTAAAAAAATTAAGCTGTCCTAATGTGGTTTGAACGCACATAGTATCTTTATATGGAACATTTATTCTATCCCACCTACAAAAAGGATCGAATTTTTTCTTGCTATACGCTTTAAGCTTTAATTTATAATCGTTATAAACTTTGAACCGTTCGTTAGTTTCTACGTTTTCAATAACGCAATAATTTTTTTTTGAATAGTTTGTTACAAACCAATCCACTATACGTAGAGAGATTTTAGAGGTTCCATTAATAATACTTATCATTTTATCAAAATATTCTGTGTTCTTGTAAAATAGTAATAGCTTAGTTAGTAATATATCATTTTGGGTATCAAAATTTTGGACCATTTATTAGTAATAAACTAATACTATTTAAGTATTAATTTATTAAATTAATTTTTTATATTAGTCTATTATATTTGATTATTATATTAGTCTATTATATTTGACTATTATATTTGACTATTATATTATGAAATTGTTAATAATTGATAGTGCTAATGGCGCGCAAACTTTTATAAATTCAATTAGTATGGTTAAAAATTTAGAATTTAAATTAGTTAAGTTAGCTGTTTCTAATTTGTCTAAAATTACTAAACAAAGTTTGAGAGATTATACATTAAAACTGCTAACTTCTAATTTACAGTCAAAGCAAGCTTTTAAAAAGTATGACCTATGTATTATTATGTGTATTAGTGCGTCATCTTCTATTTTTGATATATTAATTAAACACAATTTTATAATAGCTAATACATTAATTATTGAACCAATTATTCCAATGTGTTTATATATTAAAAAACATAAATTAAAAACACTATTAATACTATCAACGTCGCTAACACATAAAATAGGATGGATTGGTAAGTTATTAAATGGTCCATCATTTAACATTGTCTATGCTAGTTTAAATTTACTAGAAAATGAAATAACAAATAGTGTTAAAGTAATTGAAGCATTAAGTAAGCTAATAAGTTATAAAGCATTTATTGCCAAATGTGATGCAATTGTAATAGGATGTAGTAGTTATAGTTTAATTAAACCTATTATAGCGCGCGAACTTAAGTCAAGCTATAATTTTAATGGAGAGCTAGTAGATTCGACTGTTATTACATTTAATTATTATAAAGCACTATTTTGTAATACTTAACGTTACTTAACGTTAAACAATGTTTATATTATAATAGTATATAATATAATAATAGTATATTATATTATGTTGTCAGATAGATCACGGAAAAAGCCACAACCAAGAACAGGGAGCAGAACGCAACCAAGAACAGGGTCCAGAAAAGGGAGCAGATCGCGGAGTAGGTCTTCAAGTAGTTCTTCAAGTAGTTCTTCAAGTAATTCTTCAAGTAGATCGTCACGAAGAACGTCAACTATGTCATCTGTGTTACCAGAACCATACTCTACACGTATGTTTAATTATAAAAACAGAAGAAGAACTCTGAAAAATAAAAGAGGAGAAGTATGTAAAGCTCAAGATTTTCAGGTAAATGATAACGACGATGGTTATAGATTAGATTCAGATGGTTCAATTAAAGACTCACAATTACAATTAGTATATGGAAATATTATAGATGATACAGGTACAGTACTATATAGTCTTCAGGAACCAACTGGTCCATATTCAAAAACATCAGACCACAAATTTATAATGGTACAATTAAATCTTGATGACCTTGCTGGACATTTTACAATAGGTAGTGCTAATACAGGTTGGGAAGCTGATATAGCTCCGGAAATACCGACTGGAAGTGAAGCTTTCTTATTGAACAAACAAGACCGTTCCGATAAAAGGGCGTATTTTAAAAATTCAATAACAACAATAGTCTACCATTTTATTGAAAAACGCATGGATGCCTTTTTTATTCAAGAAACGAATGATAGACATCGTGTTTCAACAACTGATAGAACAAAAGTAACATTGAATTTATATAGTAAGTTTGAAGGGGGTTACCAATCAATCAATGAAGCTCTTGCATCTGGAATGCGTGTAACACTTAATGAAGAAGAGACAACCTATACACCAACCGATGAATCATATTATTCAACAAGTACATTTGGAGACTATAGCTATGTGGCTTTTTCTGTTAAAGTTGAACAGACTGCTGCTTATCCTACAGTTCTAACAATATGGAACCATAACAGATTAGGTAAATTTGTTGCCTGTTATGGTGAAGATATGGGAAAAAGTTTTAGAGGAGTATATGGCACTATTGAGCCAAAGAATTATGGGCGCCCTATTTTATGTGTTCATACAGAACATGGGGTAAATTTAGTTAACATACAAGCCCCAAATGAACCAAGCTTGGTAAAATCAGAACTATATAGTGCTATAAAAACGTTCTTGAGTAATGCAGAAACAAACATAGAAGATATGGCGGCAGCAAAAAAAATAGAAGTTATATGGAATCCAAAACTAATAATTTTAGGAGGAGACTTTAATGATGCAAAAAAAAGTATGAGACAAATAACAATTACTGATTATCAAGGTAAATCACCGGCTTGTCTACATTATATAGATGAAGCCCCATTTACTTGTTGTACTGAAACACCTCATAATACATTAGATAATCTCCCCTTCGGGGGTGATTATATTTTAGCTAATAATCCTGTAACTCCTATAACTATATTAGATGAACATTTTCGTTATTAGGGTTAGGGACATTATAACTCTATTTTACTCTATTTTACTCTATTTTACTCTATTCTTTTCTATTATATTTATATAACAATGAGTAAAAGTTTTTGTAGAACAACTCGCCATCGTTGCTATTCTGATAAAAGATGCTATAGAAAATCATCGTGGAAAAGAACACATAAAATTAAAAGATGTAGAACAGGAACAAGAAAATGTAGAGACAATAAATGTCATGTAAAGAAAAGCAAGTATCCTAAAAGCTATAAAGTATAAAGTATAAAGTATAATATTTAGTAAATTAATATAAAAACTAATTATTATATTTTAATGATGGACGAAACTCTATATAAAGCGCATCTTGCTGATTTAGCTACTAACTTAATTGCGCATAGCTATGTTTATGTAACTGTTAATAAAGAGTCAAATAAAGTTATTTTATATATTAAAAATAATGAAAATTATAATGAGTTAAATGATGATGACAAATATAATGTAGTGCTTTATTTACAACGCTACTATGTTAACTTGTATACGCATTAAACATAATAAGCCTCTCGTCCATGTTCGCGTGCTATATACACCATTCTTTCATCGTCCCATCCCGGTTTTGGTCTAAGCAATTCAGCATAGTTAACTCTCTCGCGGGGATGTTCGTTTCGTAGTTTTTGTAACGCATATCGGTTCGTACCAATAGCTCGTTCAGTATAATCTCTTTCCAAATATAATGCTAAAAGTATAGGGTCTACGCTTGGTCTAAGACCACTACGAGTTCGTCGCGAGGGACCATCGATTCCCGACATTTCTAAACGTTTTATTTCTGCTTTTTGTTCGGCTAACATTCTTGTATTCAAGGCAAGTGCATTAGTTAGGCGATTTTTATATTCAGTTTTTGCCGAAGGTATATGCGATATTATTTGTGATACAACTGATGGATCAGCAAATTCTTGTCCGTATGTTCTTACATGAGTATCATTTAACATTTTACCAAGATAATTAGCTAGGACGTCTTTCATGCCCTTAGCTTTCATCTTTCTAGATTTATGTTTTCTTCTTAAATTAGTACGTTGTCTAACTTTACTTGTTTTTGCCATAGTTTTATATATATAAAACTATAAAATTATAAAACTATAAAATTATAAAACTATAAAACTATAAAACTATAAAATTATAAAACTATAAAATTATAAAACTATAAAATTATAAAACTATAAAACTATTATTTGAAAAAAATAATAATAATTTTATATTATTTACAATTAGCCTTTACATATTTAGACATTATAAAACCAATCACCAAAACTAAATTTGTCGTAAGGAGTTGCTCCATTTTTGATTAAATTGTTTGCATTATATGCTCTATCATAGTCGTTAGAACCACCATCAACACTATAAAATAATAAATGACTTGTTAAATCACAACTTATGAGGTCAATATACCCCATTCCTCCATATTTATAACCAATACTAAACACATTAGTTTGTCCTTGTTTACATAAGTTTTTATATCTTATTAATGCTTCTTCAATACTCATAATAGTCCATGGTCCATAATAGATTTCCCTTTCTTGGTTACCTAACAACTCGTATAGCAATTTAATGTTGTGGTTCAATCCGTTCGGCAGTTCTACATTGGTAAACTCTTTATTGTAATATTGGAAAGGTTGCGCGTTTTCATCATTTCTAAAAAATGGCTCATTTGATGATACATAATCATTTGATGATATATACGCGGTTTTTAAGCGCTCAAGTAGTTTGTTAATTAGTGCTGTTTTTTTAGCAATAGTATTAATAATAGTATTAGTATTCGATGTCATGGTTTGTATAAAATATTGTTTGTTATAGAGTTAGTCAATTTTTTTAATAATGTTCATTTGTTTTGAGAATTTAAACTTGGTACTATTTGTTCGGCGTCGTTGCAAATTACACTTTAGACAACATATAATAGTATTTACGTTGCTATGTTCATCATAATTATTTAGCCTATCTAAAGTCCATTGACTTTCTTCTCTCACATTTTTAAATAAAATGTGTGTATTAGCATTACAATAATAACACTTCATAGAACAAGACACTAACTTTTCAATAATATTTTCTAATGTAATAAAATTATTATAATCATGATAATTCTTTTTTATATCTTGTTGCTTATATGAGGACAGCTTTTTTTTTAATGCTTGTAAAAATTGTTGTTTCTCATAAATTAAATGACTAACACACGCATCACCGTGTATAATACTATTACTATTACTATTACTAATACATATTTCCGCATATAGTGCATTAATACAAGCTAATTGTTTATCATAATTGTCATAATATGTTAATATATTAATATTTTTATCTTGTAGTTCTATATAAGATTTTTTAGTCTCTTTTATAACATTTTTATAAAGTGACTTGACATTGTTACTAACATCATATGAATTTTTGTAGTCATTATATTTTATTATATTATTTAATAGAATTTGTTTTTTCATAAAATTACAATAATATATTATTAATATATAAAATTAAAGCGTTAAACATATTATAATAATGAGTTTTCAAAATGGAGAACAGCTATTGCAAGATTTGAGTGCTACTAATTTAAACGAACTCGTAATAGAAAAACCACCTATTGGGGACCAAGGCAATAAAAAAATTAAATCTGATAATTGTAAAGAATTGCAAAATATTGCTTACAAAACAAAACGATTTAATGGAACTGAAATTGTTCCACTTATAGTAAATACAAATAATAGCACATTATCAAATTTTTTAAACAATGAAACAATCGCAAATGAAAAGGAGAACTGGTGTAAATTAGACAAAACGCAAAAAGTGAAAAAATTAGTAAATTATGTTGAACTCTTAGAAGAGAAATATACTTTATCAGACGAAGAAAGTAATAAATGTAAAAGTTATTTGATTAAATGTTTAGAGCGCAAAGCTTTAAGTAAGGCAAAAGATGTAAACTATGATAAAATTGGAGGCACAATATTAGATATACCCCATTTATTATTTGATATAAATGCGCGCTCGTTTTTATTAAGAAAAGATGACAAACATGTTTCCACTGTAAAAAGTTTACCATTAGACAAAAAATTAAAGGTTAAAACAATAAAAATACATGAAAACGGGGCTTAAATTAAAATAAGTATTTAGATTAGAATAAGTATTTAGATTAGAATAAGTATTTAAATTAGAATTTAAACAATTTAAATAGTTATAAAATTGAATATTAAATACTATATACTAACTATTAATAAGAACTAATAAGTAAATAGTAAATAATTATGACATCAAAATATATACTCTTTACTAACTACTTAATTAATAAATATAATATAGGCTCAATTATTGATTTACAAGTTCCACTAATTTGTGCTAATTATCAAGACCTATTAGTAAATATTAGCGATAGTATGCTAGAGTTTATTAATACCAATTTAATGCAACTTATATACACTGATTTATATGATGAAGTACAAGAAACAACATATAATATATATTATACGCAATTTATAGAAGAGCCAAATGCTGTCAAATTATTTAATATTAATGAAACCGCGGCAAAAGATTTGCTATATAATAGTATTAAAATCTGCCAAAAGCTAGTATTTAAATTTTATATACCTCCTCGTTCATATGACAACACACATATTATCAAAGACTCTCGTAATCAATCAATAAACTTAACAATTAACTTTAATAAAATTAAAATACAGCTTGACTATTTAAAGAATATTGTGCAAGCAGAACAACGAAGCGATGAGTGGTATATTTTTAGACGTTCTACATTAACCGCCTCTAATATATATAAAATATTTCAAAGTGACTATAGTCAATCACAGTTGATTATTGAAAAATCAGAACCAATTGATGTTAATAAATTTAAGGTAACAAACTTAAGCTCACCATTACATTGGGGACAAAAATATGAGCCTGTTTCGCTATTATATTACGAACATATTAATAATACAAAAGTAAGTCAATTTGGTTGTATTCCACATGCTAAATATAGCTATATTGCTGCGTCTCCTGATGGTATAGTATGTGACGAGTCGAGCGAATTATATGGAAGAATGATTGAAATTAAAAATGTTGTATCGCGAGAAATCAACTCTATTCCAAAAATGGAATATTGGATTCAAATGCAATTACAAATGGAAGTATGTGATTTGAACGAATGCGATTTTTTAGAAACAAAATTTACACAATATTTAAATGAAGAAGAATATTTAGAAGATGTGTCGTCTAGTTGTTATCGTGGTTTTATTATGCAGTTTTATGATAATGGTGAAGTATATTATGAGTATCCACCATTTACATTAAATGTTATACATAGCAATGAATATGTGAATTGGACCAATACACAACTAATTAAAAATAGTTCTAAAAGCTATGTTTCAAATATATATTGGAAATTAGAAGTGGTAAGCTGTATTTTAGTATTACGCAATAATTTATGGTTTAAAAATGCGCTGCCTTATATAGAAATATTTTGGAACAATTTGGTTATGGAGCGCGATTCGGGTGCATATAAAGAACGTTTAAGCGTAAAGCAAAAGTTAAAGCGCGACCATGACAAAATGGTTAGTGATTTTCCGTCTAGTGGCTGCTTACTAAAATGATTTGTTTAGCTTGTTTAGCTAAGCTGATAGTGTTGATAACAAAATTAAAATATATATTATTTTTATTTAAAATTAAATTAACTAACTTAATTAAGACGTTATGAAACATAATAATAAAATTTCAGACTTTGATATGCATGTAATTAAGCGTAATGGAAAAAAAGAAGCAATATCATTTGACAAAATATTAAAACGCATTAAATCACTGGGAAAAACCTTTAATTTACAAAATATTTTATATGCTCAATTAGCGATGAAAGTTATTGACCAACTATATGATAATATTCAAACTTCTAAAATTGACGAATTAACAGCCGAACAATGTGCGTCAATGTCGTCGCTTCATCTTGATTATGGGAAATTAGCAAGCGCAGTTGTAGTATCAAATTTACATAAAAATACTAAATCTTGTTATTACGAAACAGTAAAAACATTATATGACTATATTGACGTAAATAACAACAGTTTTAGACTAATAGCTACTAATATAATGACATTAGTAGAAACACATAAAGACCTTATTAATTCTATGCTTAATTATGACCGCGATCATTTTTTTGACTATTTTGGGTTTAAAACTTTGGAGCGGGCATATTTAATGCGGTGTAACAAAGTAATTGTTGAAAGACCACAACATATGTTTATGCGGACAGCATTAACAATTCATGGTTCAAATATGGATAAAGTTAAAGAAACATATGATTATATGTCGCAAAAATATTTTATTCACGCGACACCAACCCTTTTTAATGCCGGAACACCACGTCCGCAACTAAGTTCGTGCTTTTTATTAGCAATTGAAGACGATTCAATTGATGGCATTTTTAATACACTAAAAGAGTGCGCGCAAATTTCAAAATGGTCTGGTGGCATTGGACTACACGTCCATAATATTCGCGCAAATAGTTCATATATTAGAGGAACAAATGGAACATCAAACGGGCTAATTCCTATGTTAGGTGTATTTAACAAAACAGCACGCTATGTAGATCAGGGTGGAAAACGAAATGGCAGTTTTGCGATTTACTTAGAACCACATCATCCAGACATTGAAGCTTTTTTGGAGTTAAAGAAAAATCACGGAGAAGAAGAAAGCAAGTGTCGTGACCTTTTTTATGGATTATGGATTAGCGACCTTTTTATGGAACGAGTGATGGGCAATAAAATGTGGAGCCTATTTTGCCCCGATAAGTGTCCGGGCTTATGTGACTGTTATGGCGATGATTATAATCAACTATATATAAAATATGAATCGGAACATCGTTATAATAAACAGATTATGGCGCGCGACTTGTGGATTAAAATTTTAGACTCACAAATGGAAACTGGAACGCCATATATTTGTTATAAAGACGCGGCAAATAAAAAGTCAAACCAGCAAAATCTTGGAACAATTAAGAGCTCAAATTTATGTACCGAAATTATTGAATATTCTGACTCTAATGAAACAGCTGTATGTAATTTAGGGTCTTTAGGACTACCTATGTTTGTTAATAGTGACAAAACATTTGATTATGACAAACTATATCACGTAGTACAAGTATTAGTACATAATTTAAATAATGTAATTGATGTTAATTATTATCCAACACCAAAAACGCTGCGTTCAAATTTTAAACACAGGCCTATTGGGATTGGAATTCAGGGCTTGGCGGATGTGTTTTTTAAGATGGACTTAGCATTTACATCGGAAAAAGCAAAAGAAGTAAATATTAAAATATTTGAAACGATTTATTATGCCTCATTAGAAAAGAGTATGACACTTTCAAAAGACCGCTATGATACAATGTTAAAGTTGCATGACTATTATAAATCTGGCGATTGGTCTTTTAGCACAGATTGTGAAGAGTGTAGGGATTATAAAATTCATAATACTATACATGGTAGCATTATTTTAGAATTGCTTAATTTATGCTGTCCTATTAAAGCTGAATTAACTAAATTGGGATTGGGATGCGCTAACAATCAAAGTTCGGATAAAAAATATTTAGGCGCATATAGCTCTTTTGTTGGTTCTCCAATAAGTAATGGACAATTTCAATTTGATTTATGGAATGTGAAACCATTAGAAGGGCGCTATGATTGGACTACATTAAAAAATAATATTATGGAATACGGAACACGAAATAGTTTATTAGTTGCGCCTATGCCCACAGCAAGCACAAGCCAAATTTTAGGAAATAATGAGTGCTTTGAGCCGATTACGAGTAATATATATAGTAGAAAAACGCTGGCCGGTGATTTTATATTAGTAAATAAATATTTGGTGGAAGATTTATTAAAACTTGGCTTATGGAATGAGGAATTAAAAAACACTATTATTGCTAATAAGGGCTCTGTTAGCCATATTAAAGTGTTGTCGCAAGAGTTAAAAGACAAATATAGAACAGTATGGGAAATGCCTATGAAAGAAATCATTAATATGGCTCGTGATAGAGGAGTGTATATTTGTCAATCTCAAAGTTTAAACTTGTGGATTGAAGACCCTGATTCTAAAATACTTACAAATATGCATTTTTATAGTTGGAAAGCGGGATTAAAAACTGGAATTTATTATTTACGCCGAAAGGCGAAACATCAGGCTCAACAATTTACGATTGAACCAGAAAGTAAAAAGGGTGCGCTAAGTGATGATAAAGAAAAAGATGGAGAAAAAGAATGTGAACTAAAATCAAAGACAGAAGAGTGTTTAATGTGTAGTGGATAATAAAATTAACATTTTATACAGATAAATATATTATATATAATATATATAATATATAATATATTATGAGTGCTGTAGATATAACTAATCCTAAAGGTAAAGGTAAAGGTAAAGGTAAAGGTAACGGTAAGAGTCCTACGACAGACAAAACTGATATAGAAAAACATACGTGGTTTGTTGTTTCTGTGGATGCTGCAAAATGTCTATTAATTAGTACACCGGAACTTCATAATGAAGATGAACTTCCTACTGGTCATGGAGTTCAACCTTCTGGTTCCGGTGATGAACCGACTGCTAGTGGAAGTGATCCTGATGATAGCACTAAAGCCCCAATACCATTTTATTCACTTATGTTTGGAACGGGACAAGGATTTACAACTATTTCAAATCTTGTACAATTTATTAAAGAACATATGCCTCCTGGTGGTGTTTTAAATCCTGATACTACTACTATTGCAGAAAAATTACGAAGTGTTATTTTTTTTAGATTGGAGAACTATATGAATAAATTATTTAGTGATATAAAAACACATATAACAGGCCAATTAACTAAGCTAGCGGATTCTACAAAAGCATCACTAACAGATGCTCAAAGAAGTTTACTTACTAATTTTGATTGTACAAAGGATGATGATGTTAAAAATCTTACTGAACTTCAAAAAATATTTGGTACAATTACGATCAATATGAGGTTTGAGGATACTCTAACAGCCACTCCCAAGCTAAGAACCAATTCAGTTACCATTGAAACATTATGTGCTAATCTAAAACTTTTTAAATCTCAACTGACCAAACAAGTGGGTTCAGTTGAGTTATTTGTATCACAATCAGAGTTTATAAAAAGCTATTTAGCGGGTATTTTTAACCAAAAAACAATGAATGTTTCATCTACTAGAGCTTTATTTGAAACTATTACTCCAGAATCACAGTGTGTTGAAAGTAATGATATACCATGGCCACCAGAATATAAAGATGTACCTCCTCGTTTTAATTCAGAATATGCATGGAAACGCTATTGTTATATATGTGGTCTTCCAATTACTACCGAAACAGGAAACTCACAATGTGAACACATATTATTTGTTTTGCAAGCATGTGGTCTTAAATGTTTAATACAAAGAAGACATATTAGACATAAAACAACTGGAGGGGAATTTGATATTCAAAGTATGGATGATTTATCAAAAGCATTATATAAATTAGCATATGCGGGAGCACATCCATGTTGTAATATTCTAAAATCAAATAGAAAATTTATAACAATAAATAAAGATGGATTTGCTGTAGAAAATAGTAATGAGATTAAGAAAATTTTAGAAGAAATACGAGAACATTCCAAAAAAAATGACGGTGGATTAAATTGTGATAGTCTAAATAGTATACCAGTTCAAGGTAAAAACCACCCACAAGATTGGGAAGATGAGGATATAGATACGCGTGTTACACAAATAGTCGAACTATTTGTAAAGCCATTAGTTGATAAATTAAATTTACGACTGAAAAAAGTTTTCAGCGGAAACACTGATCCTCAGTATAATACAAAGGAAGTATTAGAACTGTTCGTAAGAATGAATCATATATTGTCTTTAGAAGTCTCTTTAGAACAAGTACTTTCTTGTATACTGGCAGGTGGTGAAATAAAAGTTCCTACATCAATGATACTAACCTCAGCTAATAGCGGTATAATCGATCAAAAGGCTAGCAGAACTTTAATAAGTGATTCATATGATAGTAGTTCAGACGGAGACTTTTATTTAATGGAATCTTATGGTTCAATACCAGGAGTACCACTACTAATTAAAACTGTAAAACTATTTTTAACACAACAAATTAAAGAATTCATAAGGACCCTCCCAGCACGGAGAACAAAATCACCTCTATCAGGACCAAAATCAGAGCCAAACCCGGATGCAGCAGCACCAAACTCAGCACCAGCAGCACCAAACCCGGCAGCAACAGCGCCAAACCCGGCAGCAGAATCAGACACTTTTTATAAAGCAGTGACACCAGGTGACAATTCAAGTTTACAACAACTAATGCTTCAACCCAATGGTCTGAGTTTCACAAATGCATTATTTAAAGAGTGTTTTGGTATTCATACAAACATACCTTCAGATATATTTAACAGTACACAGTTCATATATGGCAAGCCTGGAGATATATTCTACAAGTCATCAGCCTCTGGATTTCCTACAAAACTATCATATTACTTTAGAAATTTTAATGCAAAGTTTTATTCTGAAATAAGACCCAATGTTACCGCAAGTGAAAAAAAAGAATTAGATACGTTATGTAAAAGTTATATTGCTCTTGAAGTTATGTATACATTAACATATAATTTAAATAAAAACAAAAAGCTTAAAGAATTATTTCCTGATATACCTGTGCCTGACCTAGAAGCTCAGGCATTACGCATATTCAAAGAATGTTTTGCTTTGTATAAAACTAAATATACAGACTTTAGTATTAGATGGTTTTTATACTCCTCTATTGATAGAATACAAAAAAGCGGGTTAGATTTTTTGCTGGAACCAGAAGGTATGACAGAGGAAGAGAGAGTAGAGCTTCATAGTAATATAGCAGCACAATGTGGAGAAGTATATTTAAACTGTTTAACGTTTTTTAAAAAAAATCCTGATAATTTAGCAATAGCTTTAAGAATTATTTCATCAGCTGATCTTACCAGTGAGAATATTCATAATTATGTAACTAAGGCTGTCAAACTATTAATTATAAATGATGAATTTAGAGCATTAATACATGTAAAACACTATATTGAACTTGTAGGTTATAATATGCGGTTGTTTAAACAGTTAGCATCACCATTAGGACCAGCATTAGGACCAGCATTAGGACCAGTATTAGGACCAGTATTAGGACCAGTGGAAGGAGGAGGTATTTCACGTAGTTCCCTAAAGAAATCTGCTAGACGTAAATACAAACACCAGTATAATAAAAGTGAAATGACTAGAAAGTTAGCAAGTAAAATGTTGAAATTTAAAAAGGCAGCAATTGAAAAGGCGGCATTTAACAAGTTTGTTAATGAAAATGAGAAAATACAAGAACATATGTATAATGTTGCTATGTTAAAAATTGCGGTTCAAGATTTAAGAGCATATGATGTAGGTTCTGCTTTTATTAGTAAAAATAGTCCCATTACTAGTAGCAGCAAAAATCCGAATATGATTGAGAAAGGTATATGTGATAAATTAAATAGCGATATGGCTAACATTAAACAAATCATAGATAGTTATATGATACAACGGGCTGCATATGCTTTAAATAAGTTGGGTATATGTGCTAATATAAACCAGGCTACAGGGTATGCTAATGCTATTGCGCACGGCTCAATTACCGCTATAAATGAAATAGTACAACTTATGGGGGTTAAACTAGATAAAACTATGATGGAGCCAAAACCACCTAAAGTAAAGCCATCATTAGCATTTACGTTAATGTTAACGTTAGAACCCAAGCGTATATCAAAGTCACGAGCGGCAAGGTTGGTAGCGGCGGCGGCGAGGATGAAGCAGCGCACACGGAAGCAGTCGCGTATTGTGCAAATATTAAAAAGAACGAATACTGAGCTTCCCCTTAGAACTCCTTCTCCTAGACCTCCTTCTCCTAGAACTCCTTCTCCTAGACCTCCTTCTCCTAGAACTCCTTCTCCTAAAAGAAGACCAGACTATTGGATTACAGCAAAACCCGGTGCAAGACGGAAAATAACTCAAACAAGAAATAAACGGGTGATGATTACTGATTCTACATCAAGCACGCGTAGATCACCAAAACTTGCGCGTAAATAGTAATTCATTTTTTAAATAATATTTTATTATATAAATAATATTTTATTATATAAATATTATTTAAAAGTTGTTTTAAATAATATTATAACATGGCTAATTTAAATAATTTAACACAAGCGTTAAGTATTCTTAACATCAATTCGCCAAGTGCTTTAAATATTCTTAATATAGCTACTCCAACAGGTGAAGAATGTATGATATGTAGAGATGAGTTGGAATGCACACAATGCTATACTTTACCAGAATGTAATCATAAATATCATACTAATTGTTTAATTAGTTGGTTTAGAAATGGAGATCCGCGTTGCCCTTATTGTGGAAATAAAGGTATTAACAATGTAAACAATGATTCTTTACGACATGTAAGAGGTAAATATTTTACTACACGGTTTGAAACACAAATGTTAGCAGATATAAAAAAATTCGTTTATTTAAAAAAAAATGATACTATTAAAAGGTGTCTTGAAACACGTAAGCAATTTGAAAAAATTAAAGCGTTGGAAGAAAATTATATAAGTGATACACATAATTTGAGAGAATTGAAACAATCTCTCAAAGAAACACCGGCTATTTATAGTGAAGCTAAAAATACTATAAATTGTTATAGAAGTAAAAAATGGAAAAGAAGTAGACAAATTAGACTAGAACGATTAAAAATTATACATAATAGTTATATTATTCCATTAATAATACCGATGCGTGTTGATGTATAGTTTAACCCTCGTTTATAACTTTAACCTTCGTTTATAAGTTTAACCTTTTAACCTTTAATAGTATGTATTCTCTCATTATTATTGTCTTTAGTATTTTTATAATGTAAATGCTTACAATTTGTATATAATATATATTCTTGAATGAGAGAATTTTTAACAACTTTAATTTTTTCTTTAAGTTCTTTTATTTTATCTTTTTCTGCGCGTTGGTCTGATTTTGTTGTATGTAACTCTTCTTCTAAGTCATTAATATTTTTTAATAGACTATTTAATGACTCGTTAAAAGCGGTTACTTCTTCTTTAGATAAATTGGTTTTTGTGTCTTTATATTGTTGGTTTTGTTGTTTGTAGTCAGTTTTCATTGTTTTAATTCTAATTTTGAGAGATTCTATAAGTGATTCAGCGTCTTTAGACAGACTACTAAATTTGGTTTCTAAATAGACGGCATCTCTCAAATCTTCATTTTCAACACTTCTCATTAGTATTGGAATATGAATCATAATTGGTTGAGCAAATTGGGTTGGGTCTTTTTCCCTATTTAAATAACTAATGTAGCCCGATAGTTTATTGGCAATGTGCTTTACGCCTTTTTCACTTAATACATTATGCGAGTTCATAAATTGTTGTTTAAATTCCTCTTTGTGCGTCGTGATTTTATCCGAGTCATGTGTCATAAATAAGTTTGTTAATGAAAATAGTTCTAACGGGCTATTTGTAAAAGGAGTTGCAGTCATTAACAGTAGCTTACAAGATTCAGTTTTTGATACATTATAACTAGTCCTTATTAATTGTTCCATAATTGTTGTATTTGGTCGTTCGCTAGCTTTTAAATCACCACCATATAATTTGTGTGCTTCATCAATAATAATAAGTGTTTTTTTTAATATGTCTTCTTTACCATTGCGTTGAAGTAATATATCATAGATTTTGTTTTTCTTAGCTAACAAATTACTGAATTGTTTATAAGACATGGGTTCAAGCCAATTTTTTGATAATAATTGTTTGCGCTTGGCAATATCTGTTGGCATAATTAGGCCTTTCTTAATTTTATCTAATATTACTAAATGACATACTTGGTCGAACATATTTTTCCATACATCACTTTTAAGTGTTGTTCTTGTAACCCATAATATGGTATAATCATCATTGTCAAAACTGCTTGTTGCGGTTGCTATACCAGTACATGTTTTACCTGTTCCTACCGAATGCCATAATAATAGCCCTTTAAATGGAGAAGAAGGAGTAAAATAGTGCGTTATAAATTTTTGTGTAGGATTAAGAGAGATAACATTTGCTTGAGCACTAGGATTAGATACACAATTGTTTTTAATTTCCATTTTTTCCCATTTAAAATCCTTATGTGTATACGCATTTTTGATATAATCTCTCATTTTAATAAAATCAAACTTTTTTAATGGATTATAGATTTGTAATGTGCTTAAACTTTGGCTCGGGCTTATGCTCGGGCTTATGCTTGCTTTAGGACTTGAACTCACATTTGAGCCTATAATTGAGTTAGGACTTACGCTAACAATAGCACTGTTTTTCTCTCCACTATATAAAAGGATTGGATAATTTGTTTTACTAACTTCCTCTGACTTAGCATAAAGGTCTTCATCAAATGTGAGCTCTAAACTATCTAAGTCTGATTTTACATCTCTCTTATTTTTAGAACCTTCTATAATTGATGGAATTTTCGCATAGCGCAGACTCCATTCATTATTTAATTGACTACAAAACTTGTTTGTGCTATCTTTAAGATAGTTACAGAAAAAGGTGCGTTTATTTAATGTATTTGATTTTAATAATTTTTCTGGGTGTTTATATTTAGTATATACATATTTCATAAAACTAACACTTACAGGAATATCATATGTTGGTTTTTTTCCGCATTTTCCTAAACATTTTATATTGTCTATTTTGAAAAATTTGGATTGCATATTTTGATTTCTTGATTTTGTTCCACCCATTAAAAATAATTTGTCTTCCATAAATTCACTATTCAAATCAGGAAAATTATGTAAATTTTTCGTTAATTCATAATCAACCGCAAATACTGGTGCTAAATTATATAACTGTTCCGATAATTTATTCATAGCCTTATCAAATTCGCTATAATTCATAGTTGCGTCATTATATTTTTCTATATCTTTAAATAATAAAACATCTTCATCTTTTTCATTTGCGCTTTTAATATAGTTTTCCATCATAAATTTGCTAGTATATAGTGTATTACTCATTAGTTCAGGAACAGTTAAATAATAATTATATACATATAAAGGCCAACCAATATTGTCTTGAAACTCTAAACCTTTTTGTCCGCATGTTCTTGTTGCGCGCCCAATTGTTTGCTTTAAATCAGCAATTGTTAATGATGGTTCAAAAATATGAACGTATTTTACATCAAATAAATCTATGCCTTCTTTAAATCCGCTATCTAATATTATTAACCTTATATTTTTTCCATGTATATTATTTGGGCGTTCATTATATGTTTTTAACAACTCTTTCTTTATCTTTTCGTTAAAAGTTGTTCTGTAAATTGTATTAGAAGATAATAAGGCAAAATTATTATAATCCGAATTTGCTATATTTAAATAAAGTTTAGGAGCTAATTGTGATGGAATTTTCTTAGCGCTAATTACATTAGTATAGCCGTTTGCTGCTAGTGCCGAGGCAATAATTTTTGCGCCAGCACCCCCATCTTTAACATCGGAAAATATAAAATGCTTAAACTTTTGGCCGTGATTTTTCTGGTCTTGACTATCTAGTGCTAATAGTGTGTTTAATAATTGAAGCATTTTTGGTGAAGCATCGTTAATGTCTTTGTTATATTGTTGTGGGTCAAAAACCGATTTATCAAATTTATGATGGTTAGCTATTTTGCTAAAATTAGCTACTTTACGCATACATCTAAATATTTTTGCTCTATTCTTTTTGGTTACTTTTGATGGATGAGTGTTACCTTTAATAGGGCTAGCTTGATTAGTTTTCTTTGTTTTATTGTTACTTTCACAAAAACTATTAGTTTTATAACACTCTAAAATTGTGTTAAATTCGTCTTTCGGTAACGTGCCACCTTTATCGGGGTGATTTTTCTTCAACCATTTCATTGTTATTGATTTATCATTTAATTTGTGCTTACACATTAATTTTTTACATGACATACTTATTATAATTAGTTAATATAATAAGTATTGCAAAAACATAAATACATAATTACATAATTACATAATTACATAAATACATAAATACATATTTATTAAAGTTCGAAACAGTTTTATTTTTATATTTTTATTAATGTTATAAAATTTCTAAATATAAAATTATATTCTTCTTCTATTTTAGTATGATGGTCTAAGTTGTCTATAATAGTCCACTTAATAACATAATAATGTTCTAATAATTTAGCACATTTTTGTTGAAATTCTAAATTATAAATTTCATCTTTATTTCCACTATAAAAAAAAAGCGGAACAGCACTATGCGTGTTTAAATTTATATATTTATACATATAAAGTGATTTAATACAAAATATTCCTCCTAATGTATGTGGTAAAAACTTTAATATATTAAATAATAATGTTCCACCTTGTGAAACTCCTATTATAAACAGCTTTTTATAACTTTTTAAAATAGCAGCTTCTTCGTTTATAATATTTATTATTTTTTTTGTTTGATCAATAAAGTCTTGTGTGTTTATTTTATCTAATTTATTTACGTTGTTGTAACAAGTATAATAATTATACCATGACTTAACATTATATTGTTTATTGTTTGGATAGTCAATATCCATAGTCAAAGACTCTGGTAAAACAAACTTAATAGAGTTTGTTAAAGTACTATCATATTTTTTAAAGTAGTCTATATAGTCATCAAAATATGAAGAATCCGAAAACATAGGATGTAACATAATAAACGTATATTTGTGTTTTTTTGCGCTAGAAATAGCAATAACCATAATAATAGTTAATATAATATTAATAGCGCAAAAAGAGAAAAAAAAAGTATAACATGGACTTAACACAATTATGTGTATTATATACGGGTACATGGTCGCTGCTTTTTAATAGCACATAGACTTTTGGGCATCTTGTTAAGAATAGCTGGCTTAGTCTTTTCTGTCTTACGCCACCACGACATAACTCGCCAAACTTCGCCTTCACATGCTAGTAGTTGTGCATCGGCATTATTCTTGGACCTATGCGGCAACACATACAAAGGAATCGGAACACCATTAATCATAGCATCTTTGGTAACTGACGCCTTCGTATTCCACATTTCCCGTTCTGAAACGTCCATTGCTCTCCACCGCTTTTGACAAATGCCTTGCTCGCGTGTATGAGCGCAAAACAAGTTATAGCCAGTTGGATAGCGCACCTGCTTAACTACTTTTGCCTCCGTAAAAGTAGAATCAACAATATTAACAGACATCATAATAGCCTTTGCCTTTGCCTTTGCTTTTGTCTTTTTTCCCAGGCTATTATATTTAGTTATGAAAAATTAGTTCAATTTTTTAAAACTATAACAAATTAGTAGCATTAGCATTAATGTCTAGAAAAAATTGAATAATATTTAATATTTTATATTATAGTTTTTATAATATAAAATAACTAATGATGACTACAGTATATATTACATCTCAAATGCACAATACTAACTCCACTATTCCAATTGTTTATGAAGCAACACCAGAACAACAAGACGCTTATACTAAATTTATGACTAGTGGTGAAGAAAAAAAAACATTTGTATGTAAAGATTACAATTTTACATTAGAGCGTATTTGGAGTAATTCTAAATATAGAAATATTAGACTAATTACAAAGTCTAATGAATTTTTAATATCAGATAATAAGCAAGAATTACTTAGTACGTTAAGTTATATGACAAAAATGAGGAATAGTAAACGTAATGTTAGTAATAATTAGTAATTTCGACTGCTACGTAGTGTGCGAGCAGATGATAATATTTCTCCAAGATTTGGCAGCGGCACACCTAGGTTTGCCAATGCTCGTCGCATGCGGGACTGCTTTTTTTTCTTTGAGGCTTTGACTTTCCGTCTTGTATTATGTCCTCTAAATAATGCTTGTATTTTGGTAGCAGTTCTATTTTTTTTCCCTTTATTTAATGATAGTGGTGACGCATTAAATGTCGCAAGTAGTTCTTTGGGCGCATTAAATGTAGGTATTCTATCAGAAAAATTTGGAAGTGATGGCATTTATAATATAGCATAATATTATAAAATTATAAAATTATAAAATTATAAAATTATTATATTGTAAAATAAAAAGTTCGTTCAATTATACTAAATACTATACTAAATACTATTTTAAGAGAAAACAAAAAACTAATACTTTGACAGCTTGTTTACTTTGACAACTTGTTTACTTTGACAAATTTTTTCTAGCTTTAGCTAACCATGATTCGCGTTTTTTAGCGCTTAGATCAGCCCACAATTCATAGAGCATAATTTCTATACTTTCAGCGTCTGTATCGCGCATCATCTTTATAAGAGCTTTTTTTGCATTTGTTTTATTGGCATTATTAAAGAGACGCACTGCTTCATTTGCTATTTTTTTACTATCCAACGCTTCTTGTTTGTCAGTTTTTTGGGTTCTTAGTTGCCGTCGTGTTCTATGACCTCTAAAAGCTGATTGAATTTTGGTAGCACTCGTATTTTTTTTACTTTTACTACTTTTAGAGCGTTTTTGTGTAAAAAACGAAGTTAGTCTTCTTGAAAAATTTGTTAAACTTAATTGTGATGGCATTTATAATATAGTAAAATATTATAAAAAAATTTACTAAATTCGTGTAACCTAGAGTATAACTTATGGCTTAAAGTTTATATTATGATTTCATTACATTATACTATAATATAATAAAATCATACACTTTTCTTGTTACTTCATCATAAAAAGTATTGTCTATAAACTGGCTTGTATTTGTTTCTTCATTTCCGTTAATGACTAATACTAACCCTTCTTCAATAGCACTTGGGTTATTTAACCATATATCATGATAGTGATGACAATCTTTTAAATATTCAATAGGTATAGTTTCCCCAAGACGACCTCGATGTTGCACACGCAAATCACAAATCTCAGGACACGTTCTAATATAAACTATTTTTAAATCTTGAAAAATAGTTTGAAACTCATTAAACAAATTTAAATAAATTGTATATTCAATAAGACTCATTTTTTTAGCATCATATAGACTTTTAGCAAATACAAATTTGTCTGTATAAATGGATCGCTCACTAATAATAACATCATAATCTTCTTTTAGCGCTTCCTTCAATAATGACATACGACTTGTATATGCCATTATTTGAAACGCAAAACTATAGCGCTCATTATTTTCATAAAAATACGCAATAATACTTTTTCCATTACCATCTCCTATTGATTCCCAACTGGAAACTGGTTCTTGTAAAAAGCAGATTTTACAAGTATTGCCTTTTGAAGCGCAATAATTAGCAAGATTTTTTTCCAAATAACGCATAACGCTTGATTTTCCAGAACCAATATTTCCATCAAGAGAGAGTATAAGAGGAGGCATATTTAGTATTATTTAGAATAAACTATTTAAAATAGTTTTCAATTTTAATTTGTTACACCTTTAGACATTCGCAACCAATCTTCGGCTAAGAATTTGGCATCGTCACTATAATAAAATTTAATTAAATTTCGTAATTGGTCAGTTGATTCGCTATTTAAACGTTCATCTGATAAATCTTGGTCTCTTGCAGTGATTTTTTCCCAACTAGTTCTAAATTTTTGTAAATTCTTTATTAACTCTTCGCGCGTCATTGAACTTATTGGTTTAGTGTTCGGTTCATACATTCCTCTATAATTAGTAATTGGTTTACTAATTCTATGTTCTATGAGTTTTGTTGCTTTTTTTTGTTGGGCTTTATCTAATAAATTATAAATTAATTCTAAATCATTGCTTTCGATTGTTGAACCGCTCAATCTAAATAAACCTTGAGCCATTGCTTCTTTAGAACCACTGGTTGTTACATTATATTTTTTTAGTAGTTGTTTTAATTTATCTGATGAGATGTCAGTTTTTTTGCTTTTTTTAGTTTTTGTTTGATTAACTCCGTTATTTTTCTTAGTAATTATATTTTTCTTAGTAATTATATTTTTCTTTGTTTTATTTACTTTAGACCACCTCTTACTGATTTTTGTTTGTATTATGACCCACATATTGCCATCATTGCCTCGTTTCTTTGTTCCTAATGTAAAGTTGTTAGCACTTTCCGATGGTGCTTGTCTAGTTGGCATTTTATATATTATATAGTTTAATATATATAATATAGTAATATTGTAAAAAGAAATTAAAAGAAATATTAATCAACTATAAGTATAAGTATAAGTATAAGTATAACTATAAGTATGAGTATGAGTATGAAATTATTAACTTCTAAAATTATTAACGAGAAAATTGTTGTTTTTACAAATATTAATTTGGCATTATTTGCGTTATGTTATTTTAAACCACGACCACAGTACATAAACTATGATTTTTTATATAGTATAAGTTATTGTTGGAATTATTTGATTTTTTTCACATTTAACGGGGCCTATTTTATAGATAACACTTGCTTCTTAAGGATGGCAATTAGAAAAAGACTTTCGCTCCCTATTTTTCATATTGGAAATATGATTGTACATAATTTACCATTTTTATATGTAAACATTTATATACCTAATAGCGTTACATTGTATCATTCATTAACGGCGTGTTTTACTAATTTAGCATGGTGTTATTGGGTAACATACGGAACATTTGATATTGACTATGTTTATGTTTCAATGAAAAAAGAAAAACAAATGCAATTATATTTGCTAAATATAACTTCTATATTATATGCTCCGCTTGCATATAATATTAATAGCTATATACAAAACCTAGGCCAACTTATATAATATACATAAACAATATAAAGACATTAATTCTAATAATAGTAATAGACTAATGTCTATTCATTTTTAAGCATTGGTGCCCGAGTGGTCTAAGGGGTGCGACTCAAGTTCGCATGGCTTCGGCCTCGTGGGTTCGAACCCCACCCAATGTATAGTTTTTTGTTTTTATAAAATAGCGCATAACTATTTTATAAAAAAATATGATTTTTTTGAATTTTTGTTTTTTACAGTTTAATGTTTAATGTTTAATGTTTAATGTTTAATGTTTAATGTTTAATGTTTACTATTTACTATTTCTTATTTAAAATAACGCAGGTCTTATGCCCGACTGACGCCTTAAAGGCGGTGGCTCAGCCAAACGACTAGTTGGTTGTGGTGTAGTTGGTTGGTATGATTGGCTACGCTCTACTTGTGTAAATGCTGTTGGCGCACAACTCCTTTGTCTATTTACAACATTACCAAGAGACCGATATACTGCTTGACATTCGTCCTTTGTTTCACTATAGTTAATAGCATGACCTTCTTCAATTCCAATTTTAGATGCTTCTAGAATTGCGTCTTGATTTGCTCCTAAATACATTAGCTCAATGTTATATGATTCTTGTGCGCTAGTAATTAGCTTTTTTAACGTTTGTGCGTTAAATTTTTTACTGCAATTTTCACAACCATCAGTAGCTACATAAATCAAACACTTAGTATAACTGTTTGGTTCATGTAGTTTCTTTTCCATAAAATAAGTAAGACTTGAACCAATAGCATCATATAATGCGGTTTGGCCGCGAGGAACAAATTGTCTTAGTTCAAGAGGTCGAACATCTTTAATATTTAATGACCTAATTAACATACGCTCTTCGTGGTCAAATAACTTAATTGACACATTTACACGCTCGTCTGGTTTTAAATCTTGTCTAATAATGTCTAACGTAGAATTAATTCCACCAACAGTGTCTGCTTCTTTGCCACACATAGAACCCGACCGGTCAATAATAGCAACAACTTCTTGAATGAATGATGCCATAATAAATGTGTTTTAATATAATTTATTAAATTATATTTAAATCAATTTTTTTTATATACTAATATTGTTTTTTAAAAAAATGATTTGCTGAAATAAAATTGAACTATTATTTATTATAAATAATCAATAATATAATATATACTTAAAAATGCTAAAGCAGCAAATGCTTGTTGAAAAAACTAATTATGAACCCCATCTTAATATTGAATTATTGACAGGAGCATACATAGAAAATCAATTCAAAAAAATATGTGCGCGAACTATTTATGATGCTTATATTAATGAAAATTTAATAATTGAATACTTGAAATATAGGATGACTTTAGATCCTCAAGCATTTACTGATATAGCATTTAGCATAGATTTGCCATTTGTTCAAGATTATATTGAAAATATAAAACAAGTTAACGTAACTTGTGAAGAGATTCCTGTAATTACTTATGTATATAATACACTATTGCGTGAGCCAGGAGATAGGGAACTGTGGCCACACGATAAATCATCGTTAATCCTTGATAAAATACAATGCTTCTTTGATATTGATGAAAACAAACTCGCAAATGAATTATTAGAAGTAATAAGTAAAATTTATGAAAATTTATCATAAATCATAAAAGCATAATACAAATTGCTATAAAAACCAACTTTTTTTATAAATCACTTTAATGCTTTAAAATCGAACTATTTTTGTTAAATATAACCAAAAGAATATTCCTATAAATGCTTTTGCTAATAAATCAAGCATATTATAACCAATCATTTTTGTTGTTTCAGTTGTCTGATAAAATACTCCATATAAAGACCATAGTCCTAAATATAGCCAAAATATCATTTTAGATTGCTTTGTTACTTTAGAACCAGTCAGAAATAGTTTCCAAATTGTTCCATAAGTTAAAAAGAAAAATATAAAACCTATAAAATTTGCTAATGTTCTGTCTAATAAGTTGATTTCTCCAATATATCCAAAACCCAACATCAAAAAGTTGAAAAACAGGACTAATGCAAATGAAAAAAAATGGACGTCTACTTTATTTTCATAACCCAAAACGAGAGACAACACTAATAACATTAATGGTGTGCTAATTACCCAATCAGAATAGCGCATATCATTTATTTTCTCTATTGGTAACTTCAGTTCAGAGTCTGGAGTATTTATTGGTTCAGTGTCTTTTTCTGCTGTTTTTTTTATTTCATTTGTTATTTGCGTTTTTTGTGTTAGTTGTGTTTTTTGTGTTATTTGTGTTTCTTGTGTTAATACACTTTTTTCTTCTGATTTATCTAATAGTTCTATAAATACCCCATAAAAATAACCAGCAATAATTGATATACAAGTTTCTAAATTCATAATATGGCGAATTTGTGGAATAGGGTTCCTTAATGCCTCAATAAATGTGATTACTCCTGTAGTAATCAAAAATACATATGTAAAATAAAAACTATTTTTGACACTAATTATTTGCATTAGAATTAATACTAATATAGTACAATAATATTATTATTAGAATAATATTATTATTATAAAATTTGACTTATTTGTCTTATTTGTCTTATTTGTCTTATTTGACTTATTTGTCTTAAATTTAATTGGAATATGCTAAGCCACCCATACCCGACATAATACGAAGAACGTTGTAGTTAACCGCGTATACGCGAACTTTGGCGGTATTTACACCCTGAACTGTAGCGTTCGACAATACTAATTGGAGAGTAGCATTATCAATGCGCGAGAAATTGCAGGTGCCAGATGGCTGGTGCTCTTCGGGTCTTAGGGCGAACGAATACACATTAATGCCGGTGTCTGGCGCACGGGTGTGGTGCTGGAATGGCTGAACGAGGTCAAAATAGGTGCCTTCACGCTCCGAAAAGCGATCCTGGCCGTTAAGCTGTAATTTGGCAACTACAACTGGATTTTCACCCCAGCAATGCATGTCTAACGCAGTTTCAGCTAAAACAAAGGTGCCCGCATCAGATACACCCGAGTCTTCATCATTTTTATCTCCTTGTGGTCCCCGAGCAGCTGAACCTGATAGAGTACCAGCAATTAAACCGCCTGTATTGGTTGCCCCAAGAACTACGGATACACCGTTAACATTTGTAACAGTTACAGGTGTTCCACTAATAGACGCGGGTTTAATCTGATTTGCCCACATGTCTTCAAAAGCACCTGTAGTAGTAATAAATTCGTTAGTTCCACTAATGTTTGTCTTTGAACCAAACGCATGAACCGCATTTGGTAACGCATCTAGCGCATCGGTGTAATTGAATGGCTGAGCTCCTAATAATGTATTTAGAGCGGAACCAGCAACTAATGACGCACAATAGTCGACGTTGGCATCTGGCTGAACGACCCAGATTAATTCTTTGCATGGATGATTCAAATTTAATTTAATTTTATTGGACGATGAACCAACCGACTCATCACCAGTGAATTGTAACTGTTCAATTAAATATTCGTGTGGGTTTTGCGCCATACGTCTGCGTTCATCAGTATCTAAGAAAATGTAATCAACAAATAGCGACGCGGCAGCTAACGACTGTTTGTAAGCATTGGTAATTTTTGTGCCGTTTCCGTCTAAAGTATTAACCGCCCACAAGCACTCTTCAATGTTACGAATATCTAAGTTGATTTTAACTTCGTGATATTGTAGCGCAATTAAAGGTAGAGCTAAGCCGGGATTGCGGCAATACCAGAATTGTAGCGGAATGTATAAAGTGGTTTCGGGTAGCGCTTTGCGTGGAGCGCAAACTTGGCGCACACCATCAGCCGAGCAAGGGCCATCAACCGCCGCGAATGTAGGGTCGCACACATATGTTAATTGTGTGGTATTACCAATCATCTTGTAATAACCACGCTCTTGTTCCTTGGATAATGTGAGCTGATTCCAAATGTGCATCCAGTCACCATATTGACGATCAATACGCTGGCCACCAATTTCAACTTCAACTTGCGAAATTAACTGTTCACCTGGGAAATCTAACCATCTGGCATATAAATTGGCCTCAGTTGTTGAGGCTAAGCCTTGGCCGATTTCAGGAAGTGTTAACTGTAAATATGTGCGATAAGCTAAATCGCCGTTTCTTGAAATGGTGCAAGTAACACGGCGACCGAAATCCGCTTGTCCGTTAAATGTTTGTTCAATGGACTCCATCGCGAAATTAGTGTGACGTCTGTATGTGACCTTCCAGAAAGTAATTTGGGGATTACCTGTTAAATATACATCTTGAGCGCCATAGGCGACTAATTGCATTAAACCACCAGCCATTTTTTTATAATATTCCTAAAGAAAAAAAATTTTTACAATTAATTTAATTAAATTAATTAATTAATTAATTAAATAAATATATTAATTGTAAAAATATATTAATTATTAATTGTATAAATATATTAATTCAATATATTGTAATATAATAATAAACATTATAATATACTAATATATAAGTAGCTATGAAAAAAGCTAATATTATTAAAACAACATTGGATAGTAAGCATAATGAAATAAGTAATTCGTTTAAACAAAACGAGGAAGTAATTATTCCTAAATATTTAAAAATTATAGAAAAGCTTGAATCTTTATTACAAAATTCTAATAATAGTCTTAAAAATCAAACACTAATTGAAAATATAAAAAAATATAAAAATTTAATCCATTCTCTTGAGAGAAAAAAGAATGAATATTATTTAAATAATTCAAAATATATATTTGATTATTTTGAAAATAAAAAAAATATTTCTAATTCTAATAGTGATTCTATAACAACTAATCCAAACAAAAATGATATAATACACAAATTTTTTTCTACATCACATAATGACGAATATAATGGAACTAATTCTAGTTCTAATGCTAGTGCTAGTTCTAATGCTAATGCTAACAATAGCACAAAAAACTCAATTGATAAATATTTTAACAATATTGATTATTTATATTTAAATTATGACAATTTTATATATCCTTCTGATATTTGTAGTGTGTGTAATAGAGGTGAAATGGTTTATGTGGAGTCTGACGGCATATCGGTTTGTAATAATTGCTCTAATATTATTAAAAATTTAATTGAAATCGATAAACCATCATATAAAGAACCACCTAAAGAAGTTTCTTTTTATGCTTATAAACGAATTAATCATTTAAAGGAAATATTGGCACAATTTCAGGCAAAAGAAAGCACAAATATTCCTGATGAAGTGTTTGAAAATATTAAATATAAAATCAAAAAAGAACGCATAAGCATTAATGAGCTAACAAATAATAAAACAAAGGAAATTTTGAAGAATTTAGGTTATAATAAATATTATGAACATATACCATTTATTAAAGATAAATTAGGTATTAAACCACCAATAATGAGTTCCGAATTGGAAGAAACATTATGTAATCTATTTATTGAATTACAAAAACCATATTCTAAATATTGCCCTAAAGAGCGCGTTAATTTTTTGAATTATTATTATACACTTTATAAATTATGTGAATTATTAAATGAAACGCATTTTTTGCCCTATTTTCCTATGTTAAAAGACAGAGAAAAGCGTGTAGAACAAGACCAAATATGGAAAAAGATTTGTTTAGATTTGGGTTGGAACTTTATTCCTACACCATAGGCTTGTAATATTAATAGTTATTACTCAAAATCACTTGTGCTTAATAGATTGGAAAAAATATTTATTATATCTAAATAGTAAGCTAATGATGCGGATATAAAATCCCCACCATAATCGCGTTGTAATATACTATTTGTATCATATACAATGTAAACAGAAAATAACATTAAAGAACAAATTACTAATATTTTATAAAGAAAAGAAGATTGAATAATAAAAAACTGAACAATGCTTATAATCAGTAAAAATAAGAGGGCAAAAAACATAGTTAGACCAAACATATAACCTAATCTAATATTGCTTGCTATTAGTGCTACTCCAAACGCAAACATTGAAACAAAAATGCTAATTGTTCCTAAAAATGCTGTTTTTATTGTATTAGGATCATAGCGAGACTTTCTATATCCTAAAATTACTCCAAACGCACAAGAAAAGAGAGAAAATAAGATAAATTTTAACTCCGGCGGCATAGTAATAAGTGCTAGAATTAGAATTATAATAAAGGCAGTTATATATGCAGCAATAAGTTTAGGGTTGAAGTTAAAAGTTTTAGTATCTTCGTCTTTTTCTATATCAATATTTTCGCTTATATAATAAGTAATGTAAAGCTGAATTATTAAAGTTATTAAAATTAATGCAAAAAAACTCTTTTTTTCGTATATTAACTTAAATAATTGCGTTATATCTGTTTTTTGCTTAATATTTCTATTTTTTTTTAACACATTTGATTTGTTGAGAGCCATGTTTATATTTTATTATAATATTTTATTATAATATATTATTATAATATATTATAATAAAATATTTTATAGTATATTTTATAGTATATTTTATTATATTTATAAAAAAAAATAGAATACTAATATATATGGACTTTATAAGAAATAAAACAGCAAAATTAGCAGCTTTAGATCCAACAGCCTCATCTTTAAGTCCAAGACACATTTCTTTAAGTCCAAGACGCATTTCTTTAAGTCCAAGAACAAAAGTTATTACACATATTCAAAAAACGTTCAAAAAAAGAAAAAGAAGAGAACAAGCAATAGCAGATTTATCAAAAATAAACTCTAAAAGACTTGCTACAAGAAGAATTCAAAAAAAATTTAGAAAAGCGTTAGAAAATCCAAATCTTGAAGTATGTCCTATATGTTATGGTAATATGTTGTACCCAAGACTTACAAAAACGCTTCGTTGCGGTCATAAATTTCATAGAAAGTGTATTGAACAATGGAGTGCCACTAATCCAGGTTGTCCATTATGTAGAACATCTAGAGAACCAGAAAGACCGTATCACCTACAAAGGCTTATTTCAATGCCTATTAGTTCTAATATTAATACTACTGTTAATCGTGTTAACGCATTAATAGCAGGATTGCGTAATGCTGCTACTATGATTGAGGCAATTAGCTTGTTAAATGAAATAGATATACTAATTAATAACTTGCCATACAGTGAACGAGCAGTGCTTGCAGATGCACGGACCCAAGCATGGTTTCAAACGTATCCACGATTACAAGAAGCACCTAGACAAAGCAGAGCAACTATGGATGCTAGTAATCGTGCTAATGCGTTAATACATGGAAGAAGGTGAATAAAGTATTAGTTCTTTATAAAATAAAATAATATAGCATAAAATTAAATTATATTTTATTATAT